GAAGATATAGCAGAAGCAAGTTTTAGCGGTGTAAATAAATCATTTGGGCATAAAGGACAGAATTATTCACTTTTTAGATTCAAGGGAGGGGTTAATTGTGGTCATTTCTTTAATGAAAATCTTTACAGATTAAAATCTAAAACTGAAAAGTATATTTCAAAGGGTAAAGAAGTAAATGATATTCCTTCAAGCTATACACCAAAAGGAAAAGAGTATAAAGAAGCCAAAATTGCACCAAAAGATATGGCAAATAACGGACATCATCCAAATTATAAAGGTTAAGATATATGGCAACTGCATTATTTATAAGTAGAACAGACTTAGTAAAAAACACTATCATTGACGGTAATGTTGATACTGATAAGTTTATACAATTTATTAAGATAGCACAAGAAATTCACATTACTAACTACTTAGGGAGTAAATTATATGATAAAATTTCTGCTGATATTGTAGCAGATACTTTAACAGGGGATTACTTATCTTTAGTAAAAGATTACATTCAACCTATGCTGATACACTTTGCAATGGTTGAGTATTTACCATTCGCTTCTTTTCAGATTAAAAACGGAGGTGTATTTAAACACAGTTCAGAAAGTTCTGAATCAGTAAGTAAAAGTGAAATAGAATTTTTAATACAAAAGCAAAGGGATTTTTCAGAATACTATACAAGAAGATTTGTGGATTATATTTGCTTTAATAGTGCAAAGTTTCCTGAATATTTGAACAATAGTGGTTCTGATATTGACCCTGATAAAGATGTTAATCCTACAAATTGGGTATTTTAATGGCGACATACAAACCAAAAGAAGAAAATATAAGTCTTTTACAGACGTATTTAAGCAAGGTAAAAACTAAAAAATAAGATGGCAAACATTATTAATTGGGGAAAAATATATAACACTACTTCTTGGGGAGTTGGTGTTACTACAAATACAATAAATTGGGGTAAGTCTTACCTTGATTTAGCACAGACTTTATCTCTTTTAGAATTGAGATATATTGAAAGAGTTGAAGCCGATTCAGGGGTAGTAGAAGCAACAGAATGTTTAAAGTCTACTTGGTCTAAGTATAATTGGAAATATGCCTTTAGAGTGACAGATGACGGTGGTGTTGTAGAATCTCTTGAATGCGTAACACTTTAATAAAACTAATATGAAAAACAATAAAATAAATATATAATATGGCAACAATTCCAAGTATATCGCTAATCCCTTCAGGGTACAAAGCGGGTAAGGTTTATAGTGTACTTCCGACAGATGGTAGTGGAGATTTAACCTTTGCGAGAGCATCAACTGCAACAAGAATAAATAAAAATAATTTAATTGAAAATGTAGGCAATAATGTACCTCGTTTAGATTATGAGGGCGGTGGTTGTCCGAGTCTTTTACTTGAAGGAAATTCTACAAATTTAATAACACAATCTGAATTGTTTGATAATGCTTATTGGACTAAAAGTGGTGCAACTGTTACAAGTGGTTTTTCTGCGCCATCTGTAGACAGTCCTTTAGGTGCTTTTAAGTTGGTTGAAGATACGAGTAATGGGAAGCATAGTATTTTTACACCAACAATAACTTCTATTACACCATCAACAGAAATTACTAATAGTGTTTTTGTAAAAAGTAGCGGTTCTAGTCTTTTTGCAATTAGAGATTTAGCCATAGGTAACTATGCGGTTTTTAATTTGAATACTCAAACAGTAGTAGATAGTACAGATATATCGAATAAAATACAATACTTAAATAATGGTTGGTATAAAGTTTCGAGTACTATCTTGTCAAGTGGAACAGGAACGACAAGGGCTCAGTTTCTAATTTTAGATGACAGTTACACTTCGGGCAATCCTAATGTCAACTATCAAGGAGACGGAACATCAGGAGTCTACATATTCGGCGCACAATTAGAACAAAAGTCTTACGCTACTTCTTATATAAAAACCTCAGGAAGTCAAATTACAAGGTTAGCTGAAACTGCTAATGGTTCGGGTAATGCGTCTACGTTTAACGATTCAGAAGGTGTTTTGATGGCAAATATTAGTGCTTTAAGTAATGATGGTACAAATAGAGTAATAACGATAGGCGACAATAGTTCAGGCAACGCAGTTTCTATACAACAAGTAGGTTCTAATCAAATAATTGGATATGTTAATGTTGGGGGTGTAAATCAATGCGCAATAACGGCAAGTGTTCCTACAGTATTTTTTAACAAATGCTTAATAAAATATAAAGCAAATGATTTTAGTTTTTGGGTAAATGGTTTTGAAATAGGTGCTGACGCAAATGGTGTTACTTTTCCAAGTGGAACTTTAAATAGATTGAATTTTGATGTAGGTTATGCTTCGTCAAGCCCTTTCTACGGAAAAACAAAAGACTTAAGAGTTTACAAAACCGCATTAACATCTTTAGAAATAGAAACACTAACCTCTTACAGTTCATTTAACGAAATGGCTTTAAACTTTAATTATACAATATAATATGGCAAATACAATTAATTTCGGAAACGGACAATGGGCAACCAAAGAAAATTCAATATTAGCTTACAATGATGAAAATGCAAACTTTAAACCGTTGCCATTTGTAACATCAAGAGCAAGTACCGCTACAACAGTAAATAAATCGGGATTATTAGAAACAGTTGCAAGTGGAGTACCAAGAGTAGATTATTTAGATAATAGCAAAGGTTCTTATTTACTTGAACCAAGTTCAACAAATCTAATAACACAATCGGAAGCCTTCGGTAACAGTTATTGGTCTAAAAGTGGTGCTAGTATTGAAGGCGATGCAAGTACTGCGGGAGTTGATATTTTAAGTGGTTGGGATTTTACAAGTGGTTGGTTGACGTCAAGTGCAACGGTTTTAGATTTAAATTCATTTAGCACTTCTGCACCTACGGGTTATCTTTATCGAAATGATTTAATTGAAATTGGTAAAACCTACCAAATAAGATTAGCGGGTACGGTAAGCGGAACATCCTCAGTTAGGGTTTTATCTAATACAAGTACTCTTTATGTTCCATCACAAACAGGAACTTTTGATGTTACTTATCAGTTTACGGTTTCAAGTGATAATTTTTTATTAATTAGAGGAGATATATCCAATGGTACGTTTGACATAACTGCATTAGAATTAAAAGAAATTCAAGGTTTTTCTGCGCCATCTGTAGACTCTCCTTTAGGTGCTTTTAAGTTGGTTGAGGATAGTAGTACGGGTTCACATAGAGTTTACTCCGCTAATGTATCGGTAACAGATACATTGAATTACACTTATAGCTGTTATGTAAAAGCATCAGGTAGGAATAATATACAATTCTATGGTGGTGCGAGATGTGATATAAGTGCAACTTTCGATTTAACAACATTAACAACTACGGGAGGGGGAGTTATAGATGCTCTTACGAATGGTTGGTATAGGTTGTCTGCAACAGGATTGGCAACAGGAACAGGAGCAACTAATATTCTTACTAATTTACTTAATTCGTCAAATCTGCAAACTTACACAGGCGATGGAGCATCAGGTATCTACATATTCGGAAGTCAATTAGAACAACAATCTTACGCTACAAGTTACATACCAACCTCAGGAAGTCAAATTTCAAGGTTATCTGAATCTGCTCATTTAGGGGATTTGAATGCTAAAGATCTTATAAATGATTCTGCTATTGTTTTATACATAGAAAATGATATTCAAAGCAATACAGTAAGTTCCTATAAAGACATTATAGCTTTATATAATAATAACTTTAATGCAGGTTTTAGATTAGAAACAAGAACAGACAATCGGGTTTATATTCAACAAAGTGGGCTTGTAACGAGTGGCGAAAATTTCAACACTTTTTCTTTAGGTAATAATAGTGTTAATTTAAAAAAAATAGCGGTTTGTTTAACTAAAACACAATTTAAAGTTTTTGCGGATGGAGTTCAAATCGGTGCTACACTTAACGGAGCGTATGTTTTAAATTTTGATAATATCGGATTTAAGATAAATAATCAAACGGTTGAAGCAGTAATAAATTCAAAGGATTTAAGAATTTATAATACTTCTTTATCAGATTCAGAATTACAAACATTAACAACAATATAAAAAATAGATTATGAAATTAAATATAGCAAAGTACGCATTCAATAGTAAAGAACAATTTTTAGACAAGTTAGATGCATTACACACAATAGATGAAGATGGTAATAGTATTCCTGACTTTAAATTTGAAGTTGTTGAATTAGGTAATATTCAATTAGAAGCAGAAGTTTTAGACGAAGATGGGGACATTGAATCTGAGGCAGTTATGTCTGAAAAGTGGCACGTAGATGCTATTTGGTTTGAACAAGAAGACCACCCTTACGGTTGGAAGTCTTATAACGAAGATTTAGGTGGCGAAGGATTGCACGGATTTGCGGGAGTTAGTTATTTAGCTAATAAATTTTAATGAATAAATTAGCTAACTTTATTAGTAATTTAAGGGAAGACCACAAGGCACACTTCATTGTAGGTGTGCTTACAGGGTTTCCTATGGTGTTACTATTCGGAAATATTGGTGGTTTAATAGCTATTATTATTTACGCTTTAAAAGAGTTAGTTTATGATAAAGCATTAGGTAAAGGTAATATGGAATTTTTAGATTGGCTTTACAGTTCAATTCCTGTATTCTTTTACTTAATAATAAAAAACTTTTAATTATGCCCCCTACAAATAAAATATTATTAGAGCAAATTCTTGATGAACAAAAAAGGCTTTCAAGTGAAATGTCAAGTGCTATAAATAACCAAAACTTATTTAATCAAAGAATTACAACTATCTTAAATAGTGATGGAGATACAAATCAAAAAGGACTTGTAGAAAATTTGTCA